GACATCATATCCTTTTTGGATAAATGCAGAGATGGGTAGACGGTAGAAGATTGCACCATTTTCCATAATGGCATGGAATAAAATCGGACGACCAGTGATACTAGCCAACGCGAAAATGATGCAGTCTTCAGTTTCTTCAAAATGTTCCTTAAGATCATAGAGATATTCTCTCCTGATCTGTGCGTAAGTCACAGGAATATTCGCATTTAAGTATGCCATTTAGCATAAAACCTCTAGTTTGCTAAAAAATAAATGGCAACAATTGCTACCACTACAGCAGTAGATATTTTTGGATTAGCTTTTGCTAATGTCCAAAGTTGTTTCACTTTTTCCATAGTTTCCTCCTATTTGATACTACCCCAATTGGGGCCAGATTCATAGTCTACTTTGTTGGGAATTTCAAGGGTTACGGCGTTTTGCATAATGTTTTTTATTTTGGTTGCTTCTTCTGTATTATGCACAGAAATGTCTAATTCATCATGAATTTGAATATGGGGGATAATTTTTTCCTTGTATAATTCGATCATAGCTTTTTTGGTCATATCAGCGGCAGATCCCTGTATTAATTTATTTAAGGCTTTATAGGTGTATGCTCTTTTAATTCCTGGTCCGTGTTCCAAGAGTGCTTGATCATGTGGTAATGCTTTATGAATCCCGAACTGATTAGGTTCCCATAAAGGAAATCGGCACAATCGACCAAGTAAAGTCCTTATTTTTCCACTGTTCTGGGCACGTTGCATAACGGAATACAGCAATTGTTTTACAAAAGGAACCTTAGTATGATACTGGCTAAAAATTTCTTCAGCTTTTTCTTTATTGACGCCTAGTTCAGCCTGCAGTTTATTCTTTCCCATTCCATAAAATAGTCCCAGATTAATTGTTTTAGCTTGTTTTCTTGGTATGTCAGCCATGTCAGCAACAATCTTATGAAAGTCTGCGTTTCCTTCTTTATAAGCATTTAGAACTTCTTCCACTCCGAGCAGGTTTTGAAGAGAAGCATAATGCACTACTAACCTAGGCTCTTGTTGATTATAGTCAAAACAACCCCATGTATGGCCTTCTTCAGGGAGAAATAAAGACCTGATCCGTGGTCCGAGTTCCTTGTTCCTTGCTGGAACCTGCTGTAAATTTGGATTCGCATAACTGAATCTTCCAGTTACAGTTCCCCCATTGTCTCCACGCAATTGATTAATCTCCGCATAGATACGGCCATTGTGCGTATGTTTAAGAATCGTATCAATAAATGTTGTATGGGCTTTATTAATTTCTCTGGCTTTGGCAATTTTTTTAACAATAGGATCAGGATGGTTGAAGAGAAAATTTTTAGTAAAACTGGGGGCTTTGGTTTTAGCTGTTCGATCGTAGGGAATTTTAAGCTTATCAAAGACTTGGGCGATGGATCGTGCTGCCCAAATCTGAACGTCAACGTTCGTGCTTTGTTTTACTTCATGGAGCAATTTTTTCTCTTGTTCCATTAATGTTTCCTTTTCGATCGCTGCTTGTTCTTGATTTACACGTACTCCTAGAAACCGCATTTCAACCAAACACGGAAAGAGCTCAGTTTCCATTTTGAAAATATCTTCAATATCTTGGTGTAAAATTTCTTTTTTTAATTCTTGCCACAGAGTCAACGTCAATTCAGCATCACGCTGAGCATAGGCTCCGACATACATTGCCGGAAGTTTGTACATTTCTTGTTTTGGGTCTACACCCCAACTTTTTGCAGCTTCGTATAAAGCCGTTTCATCTTTTCCTTTTCCTGTATAACGTCGGGCACAATGATTAAGATCATAACGCAATTGGTTTTCGTCTACCAGGGCTGATGCAATCATAGTATCAACGACGTCTCCTCCAATGGCAATATTGCCAAGAGTCTTGATCCAGCAAATATCGTACATTGCATTGTGAAAAATTTTAGTAGCATCCGTCTTTAGAATCGTTCTAAACCATTCCAAGACTTTTTTTCTATCCATATTGCCTCCGCCAGCATGAGCAATGGGATAATAACCTGACCAGTCTTTAACAGCGACTGCAATGCCTGTAATGACACCGTCTCGTCTTACGGATCCTGATCCCATCTTTATAAGGTTGACGTCTTTTGTTTCTAGATCAATAGCAATTTCATCGTACTTGGATAAATTAGGAAAGGTTTCTGGAGGAATCCATTCGGTTTGCGGTGCAAAGAGGGGTGGTTGAATACTCATTTGTCTGTTAAGGTATATCCTGGAGGTAAGGGTTTGACGTTGGATTTATCGCTGTAATCTCTTTCAATAATCATATCAATATAATGTTTTGCTTTTTCTAGATCTTTAACTTCTCCTTTAGATGCATGTCTGCAGATATATTTAATAGCATTACCTTCTGCAAATTGCAATTTGTTCTCATTGATAAACTCACTCGGTTGGATTTTCATATCCTTATAATGAGTTCCGCCAATTTGTTTTTTATATACGTTCATAGTTGATAACTTTTATAAACATCTTTTGGTTCCACAATGTGAAGATGTTCCTTGGTTCGTGTTGCACCTACATAGAATAATCGATTAACATCATCGGGTCTTTTTTCGTATTCTCCGTAAGTTCGTCTTGTTAAATCAGTGAGAAGAACGACGTTTTGACATTCTCCTCCTTTGGCTCCATGGATGGTAGAGAGAAGAATTCGTGGGGCTTGATTCAGTTTTTCTCCGTTTTGTCTCATCTTTCTAATATAAGAAACACGTCTAAAAGGTGCTTCATCTAACGCTTCATACCAAACTTTATCGGTACGTAGACCATATTTATTTTCGCATTCTTTTAAAGAATAAAGATTGTCTTTATTCATGAGAGTTAGTTTTTCTTTTTCGAGTTGGCGAGGACTCATATAAGTAAATATTTGAGAAAGAGTTTGATAGTCTAGCGTTCCTCCTTTTCGCCATTTTTCCCAGTGAGTGATTGATTCATATAAATCTGATTCATATGCTTTTTTAAATTTATTTTTGTAGAAGTATCCTTTTTGATAAAGTACTTCTTCCAATTCGTCTAATAAAGAACGGGTTCGAGTGAGTACGAGCCATTCTCCATGAGACATGTCGATGTCTCTAAAATCAGCATACATAGAAACTTTTCCTTCCTTCATTTTAGGTTTCCATAATTTAGGAATACGATTATGAACTTTACCAATAATTTTCATAGCAATTTCGTGAATCTTGGCTGGTATTCTGTAAGACTGGGTTAAGTTAATAAATTTTCCTTGAAGCGTAATAAAACTATCTACATCAGCACCAGCCCATTTAAAAATAGCTTGATCGTCATCGCCAGCTATATAATTATCTTCCGTTCTATTCCATATAGTCTTAACCATATTCCATTGCATTAAGGACAGATCTTGAGCTTCATCGATAAAGACAACATCAAAATTAGGAGAAGCATTCGCTTTGATAAAGTTTAAAATCATATCATTAAAGTCTACGAGGTTGTATTCTTTTTTGTATCTTTCTAATTCATTGGCGATAATCTTAAGTTTGTTAAATTCAACATCCTGCGTGTGTTCTTTTAAATCATATTGTTTTTCAAACGATATATTTCTAAGTTTTGCTAATTGAATAATTCTTAAGTAATCACTTTTGGTTGAAAAAATTCCATTCATTTCTTGTTCATTTTCGTCGTAGTCTACGGGAAATCCCAACTTTTGTCCCAAGTCTGCATAATGTCTTTTTTGCATAACGTTTTGCTTTTGAATTCCTAGTCTTCGAAAAGCTAGGGAATGAAGAGTTCTAAAGTACGGAAGATCATCTTCGGTTAAGTTAAATTTATCCATTGCTCTATCACGTGCTTCGTGGGCAGCTTTTTGAGTAAAGGCAAAATAACCAATACGATTCGGATCTGTTTTTTTTAAATATTTATCTACGAGATTAAGAAGTGTGGTTGTTTTTCCAGTTCCAGGAGGACCCAATACAATTGTTTTCATGATGCTATCTTTACTTTTGAATCAGTCTCAATCCAAATTCTAGCTCCACAAGACAAAGGTTTCTCTGGCCGATAGATAACAGTGCTGGGTCCTAAAATTTCGACCTTGTGGGCGTAACGATTCGAGTGGCTTGTTTTAACGGTAATCACGGGATTATTTGTTGCATGTCTTTTGTTAAAGTTGATCTTATGCATATTAACATGTATTCTAACTTTCATTAGAAAGATTCCTTAGGTTTTAATTTTTTAGCTTTATAATCTTCGGGTGGTTTTTCAAATGAGCTTACGATGGTAACGGTTGGTCTATTTTTACCGATTGTTATACGATCGGTAGTGCATCCGCATTCTTCCTTGAGCATCTGACTTGTTTCTTGAAACTTAACATCCCATCGTCTTCTTTGAAGAAAACCGTAGTAAAAAGAATCAAACAAGAAATAGTGTTTTCCATCGTTAGTGTAGACACTTCCTTTTTTAATATCGTCTTTTTCGACGGTTGAAGATCCACGATTCGTGCAAAATTCTTCTAAATGATTTGTCAGTTGATCTTTTTTAGTTGTACCTGTAGGCGGAGTAATAACTTCTCGTGTGCTAAGTAATTGATTTACAAGGATTTTCCAGTCTTTGAGTTTCATGCTTG